GCGCAGAACGAACTAGGAAAAGCATAATCTCCTTTAGGACGCGTAAACAGGGGATAAGAGTACCCTCCGCGTACATCGCACCCAGTATGAATGTAAATGACTGCAATCGTGGAGTCCTCCGCGTAGTACCAGTCATCATTAGTACCGTCATCGTAAACCTCATAAATAAAGTTCTGCGACAAATCATTGTCCTGATTATAGGAATTGTCTGAGCACCGTTGCTTTAAATCGTGCTCTAAGAACATAAAAGAACTCGCGCACGCGTGCCAGTTCCTGTCCGCGTTTTCTTCGAGCTCCGCGTACTGCATAAATTCCTTCTGCAGTTTTTCATCTACTTCCAAGTGCTCCGCTAAGAACTTAGCGGTATTAATCTCTGTGCCGTATTCGCTGAACTGCACAAGTGGAATATCTGCGGGGCTTACTGGATTTTGCCAGTGCCTACCGTACGCGCCTCCAGAATCTAAGAAGTGCGAACCAGTATTATTACGAGCCGCTTTAGCAAAGTGCTCTAGGTTTGTGTCTTTTGTTTTCATATTGTGCGTGGTTAGTTGTTTAGTTTGCTAATTGATAATCCATAGACTTTTTGTCCATTGATTAAAAGGTTTTGAAACTGCTCTTTAATAGCATTTAATTCTTTAGTTTTAGGAAAAGTAATACAACCATTGCTAATCCCATTATAAAAGAATTTCAAATGTATTCCATAAGATAAGGTTTGTTTTTTGACTGTAAATCCCTGTTTTTTACAAGTTTTTCTAAGGTTATTTAGTGTTTTCATATTTTTAAGGTCGGTTTTACTGATCCGAAAACAGGTTTAGTTAAATAAATTATTACTGATAAACAACGTGCGCGTGCCCGTTTTCATAGGCTTCCGCAATGCCATCGTGAAAGCTAGCACTGTACTGATTTTCTTCGGACGGGCGCTTTATTACCATATAGGTAGCGCCTTCGACGTCCTCGAATGCAGTGCGCTCGCGTTGCAACCAGTGCATTACCGTAGCGGGCAAGGTATAAAAAGAGGTAAAGGTGCAGTGGTCGCAGTCCGTCGAACTGTACCAGTACCCCACTTCACCGCCTTCGGTGTGCGCCTGTATGCTCTCTTTTAGCTTCTGCCTTTCGTGCAGTGCATCGCACGCGGTAATAAAATTGCGCTTATATATTCTTTTTATTAAGCGCCTAGAATTAGCGGGGATAGTGCTACTGTTAACACTTGCGATCCAGTATTCTTTTAACTCTGATTTTTTCATATTATTAAGGGCGGTTTTGGACTGATCCGCAAACAGGTTTAGTTAATAGTTTTCGTGCTTGTCGTACCAGTTATCCATAATCGCCTCGAACTCATCCTGTATGCTTTGCGGACAATCCCTATCCCAGCACCAGTCTGGCACATTGTCAGTGACTTCGTCATTAAAGGTAATAATCTGCAAGGTGAATGCGTTGCCTTCTTTAACGAACTCAACCGCGCCCTGTTCCGCACAGGTCACTTGCATAAGCACCTGTTTGTAACTTGGGTTCTTTTCAGTGCGCTCAAGTTCCTCATAAGCGTACTCCAACTTGAAGCCCGCGTCCTCTAAGGATTTGAACAGGTTCTTAAGTGCAGTCTGATGACTAGTTCTTATATATATCTCTGATTTTATGTTAGCCATATTCTTAGTACTTGAATTCCCCATCCTTGCAACGTTCCTCAAATGAGTTCAGTGCTTCTTTTAATGTACCGAAGTATTCACCACTTTCAAAGAAGTGGTTTTCTTCGCCCTGTTTAGCGTAAATCTTAACGTGCGTGCTGAAAGGGTGCAGTTCGCTCCCTGTATCATTTAATGAAATAGAATGCGGATATATTCCTTCGCCTTCCTTCAAGTTGGATTCAATTAATGTATTCATATTTTTTAGTAGGTTAATGCGGACTGAATTGCCTGCATTACTAAGCACAGTAATAGCTAAAAGCTGAAATGCAATACCTAATACTAATTAATTGCGAGGGACGTAAGGTACTTCAGTAGCCCTGTAGCAGCTGCCTTAATCCTGTGGGAACCATTTAGTTCAAACAGGATAAAAATCTGCCTCATAGGAATCGGACTGACTGACTGCTGACTTCTGACAAAAATCCTAATAATAGTAAGGGGAGGAGGGGGTCAGCAAACTCCGCACCGTAAAACCTATGTATTATAAAGTACGCCTTAAAAAAAATAGGTACTCATGTGCGCTAACAAGGCTCCCCTGATGTATACATAAGTACCCCCCCTCTTTGGGGAGGGGGGATTATCTTAAGTTATAAAGATATAAAGAACAGGAGCCTCCTTAAGTACACATTATTAAGATACCCGTATTAAAACTTGACTGTCAAGAAAAAAATGCAATAAAATGCAGCATGCCCTTAGAATACACTAATAAGTTCGATACAAAAGGAGAAGCTAGAACCAATGGTTACAGAGCTGAATCAGGATTCAAGGACGCATTAAGCGTCTTTTTTAATGCAGGAGTAAGAAAGAGTACATTGCAAGAGGAGTTCTCTCATGTGGATTACGATTGCAAGATGCAGTTCAAGGTGGATGTAAAGAGCATCAAGGACCCCAGTACAGTATGGATAGAGCTAAAGAACGTACAGGGAAACAAGGGCTGGCTGTACGGAGATGCTTCGCACTTCGTATTCGAAAGAGAGAAGTACTTTGTTATGGTACGCAAGGATGACCTTATATCATTAGTTGATGAGTTATGTACTAAAGAAAAGGTTGACAGTCCTGATGATTGCTTGTACAAACTGTACTCCAGAAGCAAGTACGGAAGAAAAGATCTATTGACTAAGATTGAACCCAAGGACCTAAAGAGGATACCGCATACATGCCTAAGCAAGATATAGCGCACGAGGACAGGGAGAAAGAGCAGCTCTTTAAGGAGATACAACTTGCTATACAGGAGGTATCCGATAGCAAGAGTGCTTTGAAGAAGAAGAGTCTTTCTAGGTACAATCCAAAGAAGGTATCAGAGATTCTTTATCTGCATAGTATAGGTACATCGCAAACTAGAATTATAGAGAAGTACGGGCACGATAGGAACGGTGTAATTAGTATACTTACGGATTACGCTGATTACTTTGGTAGGTTTAAAGAGCTTTCGGGGCAGATAGCAGCTAGGAACTACATGAACATGAGTTCATTGGAGGAGGATCTTATACAGGCTGTACGTCAAAGGATGCAGGACGGGGACTTGGAGCCCACGTTCAGGGATCTAAAAGAACTATCAATAGCTAAAGCAAATGCCTCTAGGGAGGCTTTGACAGCTAGGGGTGAGGCTACGCATATAACGGAGGACAGGAAGACGTATAGCCAAGAGGACTACGACGCTACTATCAATGCTGCAAAGGAAAGACTAAAGAAGGCTAAGGTTATAGATATAGAATGCACAGAAGAAGATGAGTAATGCAGGACTAATATTTACTAAGCATCCTATTCTGCAGCCCCCAACGGATGAAGAGATAGTTCAGCTCGGAGAGCTGGACCCCAAGTTACTTGCGAATCTGCATGAGGTACACGAAGGCAGGATAAAGTCCTCTGAGGATGATCCCTTGAACCAAGGCTTTGACTTGGACGGTTGGAATCGTATACGGGACGGGTTACAGGATTGCAACGAATGCCTTACACTGGGAGGAAATAGAAGTGGTAAGACAACTGGGTGCGCCAAGATAATGATGCAATCCGTTGTCAATGAAATGGATGGACATCTTGTATGCTTCAGTCAGAACGCTGATACATCTGTTAAGGTGCAGCAAGCTGCAGTATGGTCCATGATGCCCAAGGAGTTCAGAAAGAAGACAAAGAGTATAGAGGGATATATTAATTACAGTATGCAAAACGGTTTTACTGGGAGTTCTTTTATTTTTCCAGATACTAGAACTAGAGTGGACTTCAAAACTTACACGCAGTTCACAAACAACCAAACTATACTAGAAGGATTTGAGTTCGGATTTCCGAAGCCCAAAGGAATTAATATTGGAGCTTGGCTGGATGAGTACCTTGGGGATTCTACCTTAGTCAATACTCTAAGATTTAGATTAGCTACAAGGGACTCAAAGCTCTTAGTGGGCTTTACTCCTATAGATGGTTATACCCCATTTATAAATGAGTACCTGAAAGGTGCAGAAACTCTAGAGGACAGGAAGGCGGAGCTTCTAGGCAATAAAAAACTGCCAGTTCGTCAGTACTCCCCAGAACGCGATGCTTCGGTTGTGTACCTGCATTCCGATGAGAACC